ATTTGTTCAATTTGTGATGAATCAGGATCAACCGATTCTTTGAATATTAATAGGTAGAAGAAAAGCAAAACGGGCATAGTGTAGAGATCATCCACACTACACCCGCTGTTATACAATAAAGATAGTGATAGTCTGAGAATCGGATCGCGTCTTACTTTGCCTCTACATCCTCAACATTAAAGGATTTGGCAAACACTTTACCGATCTCGGCATTTAGTTTTAGTTGTACTGTTAAATCAACATTCTGTTCAACTTGTTCAGGTGAATCAAAAATCTGTTTACCACTTTCATCAACCACACAATAGAAGATCGCTTTATATGGATCTGAAACTTCTGCGTGTTGAGTAATCGAAGGTAGTTTGATATATACGGTACATTCTGGTGTTAGTTCTACTGGTGTTAACTTCACACCAATAGCTGTCATAAGATTAGTAAAATCCATTTAGCTTTATCCTTGTTAGTTGGTTTGTAGTATTTAGTACTTAACGATATTAAGAACCAGTAACTTCACCAACCGCAATTGGAGCACCAGTAACAGAAACTACGAAATCACGAGTTACCACACCATCAAAATCACCGTTAACTACATCTGAACTTACATAACCGTTTACGATGCTGTAATAAGCCGCACCATCTTGATCATCAATGTTCTGGAAATAAGTTACTTTAACTTGAATTAGGGTTTGTGCTGCTGCGGCTGCCGCAAGCATTTCTTGACCTACAGCACCTGGTTTCCAGTTAACAGTTAGAGTTAGATCCGGTACTGAACGAGAACCAAGCAATTTCTTAGCGTATTGTTGACCGAAAGTGTTTACACTAACTACGTTAGATTCAGCACCTGCCGCTGATGGAAAAGCACCAACTTCTTCAACAACAGTAAAGGTAGTTGCCTGACCACCACCAGTAGGAGCAGTTGCGATTTCCACTTTGACATTATTGCCTACAAAAATAGAATTAAAAGCCATGTTTAATATTCCTTTATATATTTGGGGCATCATTCCTTGATACCCCTTCTGTTTATTTATATATGTTGGTTGTAGTACTTCATGTAAAGTGCTAAACCTCTTAGTAGTTCACCTGTATAGAATCCAAAGAACATTGAATTGTTCTGTGGTGTTGTAGGTGTTCCACTTCTGATAGCTGATGACCAACCACCATTCATTACGTGATTAGCTGAAACTACGTTATAGTTCTGTTGAATTTCCGCGAATAGTAAATCAAGTAATTCGTGATCTGGATAACCTGCTATTGCCATCATTGAAGCACCAGCAAGCCATAAACCAGACATATGACCTGTAAAACCATCATAGATAACTTCACCATCATCTTTAAATCGTGTTGGTGCGTGACCATCATTATTTTTCATGAACCACTTCAAGTAATTCATCCAGTTCTTACAGTACGTAATAATGTTCTGCGGAATAGCAGAATCACCACGTTGATATAGTTCATGGACTACATCACAACCACCAAAGAACGCACGAGGTTCATAACCTGACCATGCTTCTTCATACCAGTGCTGCATAATGAATTGATCCGGTTGTCCATCAGGTGAATATGCTAATGCGTCCTGACGGTTCCATACATAAGCCTGAGCACATGGACCAGGTAAAGTAGGATGGAATTTATTAGTAAACCAATCTTGAGCATCACATAAGAACTTAATACTATTATTTAGTCTGGTTTGATCAATTGTAGTACCTTTGAAACACCATATAGCGGGTAGTTGATAACCTGGATATGGTAGACCACGCCAACCGGAATACAGTTGAGCATATGGATCTGTGATGTTACTAAATGGTATTAGTCCGGGAGTATATGACAAACTATCAAGCATGTAATTACGAATTACACAATCACCTAAACGTGCTGTATATCCACTACTGGTACTATCGTTGAAAGTTAGAGAAACCAGTACTGAATAATCCCCTGTACCACCATCATTATAAAGTGCTGGCAAATCGTTAACACAATACCAGTCAATACGCCCTGAGACACCATCAACCGGATCGGTATCAAGTAATAGTGTAAACTCTTCACGTCCTGTTAGTGTTGGTTGTCCTGGTTGTTCATCACCTTCTTCATGATCCGGTTGATAAGAACTCAATTTAAAATCCAGTACATTAAACGTTTGTGTTACCCATGCCCCGTTGCTTGCTGGTAGCATAGCCCACCAACGCCAACCGAGATCATCAATAATACGAATGTTAAAATCATCAACATATGTTCTATATGTAAAGGTGTTTAAGTCCTGTGTTTCATCATCAAAGATCCAGAAACCAACTGTAGAACTACCGTTAGAATCCATAGTAGTAGAAATCACGTTGTCATAGTACGTTCCAGCGATACTGGAAACATATTGAAGTGAAGTTACTGTATTATCCCCATAATCGGAAATCATACGCATATCCGCTGTTAAGTACTGTCCACCATCAGGTTTAGCAATTCTGGTAAAGTGGTTCATTGGGATATCCATAGATATAATACTATTATCAGTATTAGTAACAGGTAAACCACAGCGGTATTTTATAGCACCATCTTCAGTTTTAGTTTTATTAACTGTCATTGCTACAGCAAGGCTTAGCGGTTTGCCAGTTGTATCAACACCACTATATTCAACATGGAATGATGAACTATTATTAAACTTGAACCATATAGATTGTTGTTCAAGTGTTGTTTGTGCTGAGGCACTTTGATTAATGACAATATAGCCATCTGAATCACGTGAATATGATGCTACTTGATCACTTGGATAGAAATAATCGTATGAGATACCATCTGTAAAAGGCGTTAAAGCAATAGCACTCTTACGAAAGAACATATCAAATTTATCAATATCAGAATAACCAGTACAAGTAATTAGTGAGTTCTGCCATGCTAAGTAATAGATACGTTCGCCTGTAATATCCCATAGTAGTTTACATGCCTGACAGAACCACAATTCAGCATCTGATGCGTTATCAGAGAAATCAAGCGTACCATAGTTATCAATAGGTACGTTTACTGGCCTGTTGTGCCAACGCTCATTACGTCCCATGAGATAACCCCCCTCTGATACAGGGTTTTTAGTTGCGTAGTTGAATCGGTAATTACCGTTGATGGAAGTATCCTTGAGCTGGACTGTACCGATCTGGCTTGTTAGCCCTTCTTCCAGTACATCACCATTGCTATCTACCTTTCGGCCTGTACGGTCAACAATCCAATCAACATCATAGGTAGGGGCTTTAGTATCCCAATCAATGCTATCTTCACTGGCTAACCATGCGTAGGCAGTTGCGTTAACCTGGTTCCAACCAAGACCCGCCCTTTCTGGAAAGGCAAACCATACCGCATCGAGGTATTCACCGTAGTTAGGTGAACCATGAGGTATCTGTGTTTGTCCGTTCGTCCATGTGAACAAGACGCCCTTGAACCCGCCATGAGTTGGATACTCTGGATCTAATGGGTAATGTGCCAGTACTGGAGCTTTGCCATTACAGATCCAATTACAACGTAATGAACCATTAGGTGGATCGGGAAACGCTACCCCACGAAAGAACGCCAAATGATAGGCGTTGAAAAAGTCTTTAGCACGTTGTAGATAGTACGGTTCTTTGGTTGCCTGATACGCATAGATAGCACCAAGAATTGCTAAGGATTGTCCTTCTGTGGTTGCGTCACCGTCCGGTTGTGCCTCCCAGCCTGTTTCCGCTATAAAGTGCCTGTTGTTTGCTAAAACGTTTTGTGGGTTTAGTACAAAATGATCTGTTTTATTGTCATTAACTAAACCCGTATTACGTTCTAAAAATTTCCAATGCCCTTCAATCATCTGTTGAGCATTGCTGATATTTTGTTTTCTTATCATTCTTGTAGATCCGCCATTAGTAAGGAGCCGTACCAGGTACTCCCCCCATCGACAGTTAAGAATTGAATCACATCAATTGAGTTCTGAGTAAAGGTTAATACTGGTTCACGACCATAAGACCAAATAACATTAGAAGGCCATGAAATTTTATTTGCCCCTGTTCCCTGTGTTAAACACATAGTAATAGTTTGGCTATTTAAGTTGCTTCCACTGCCATTGATTACACTTAGTTGTGTTACTGCTGCGGTTAGTGTTGCTTTGAATACACGTTTACCATCAGACATATCAAGTTCTAAAGTATCTTCTACGTTATTTATTGTTAGAAGGTCTTGAGTGATAGTAACTTTGGTATCAATGTTCGCTTGTAGTGCGGCATCTTTAGCATCAATTTGTGCTTTTGAATACGTTCCAACATCGTTATAGTTCAAGGTTACGTTACTATTAAGAGCATAACCGTTAATTGTAGTCATACGTAACGCAAACAATCCGTTACTTTCAGTACGGGAATATACATCACTAATATCTGCTGCTACCAATTGAATGTTAGTACCAGATAATGGCTTGTTATTGATTAAGAACGTCTTAGGCACATAAGTACTATTACTAAATGCCAATGATGCCATATCAGTTAGTTGTGTTGCCGTTAATGTAATATTAGAACTTAATGGTAATCCATTAACAGTAACCGTTTTAGCAACAAAGGTATTATTAACCTGAGTCTGTGAATACACATCAAGAATATCTGCGGCTACTAAGTTCAACGCCGTTCCTGATAATGCGTGTCCGTTTAACTGGAATAATTTCGGAACTATGTTTGAATCAATGTAGGTCTTAGAGTAAACATCACTAATATCTGCTGCCACTAAAGTAATGTTGGCTGTAAGTGCTTTACCATTGACAGTACGTGTGATTGGTACGTAGTTACTGAGATCTGTAGCGGCTGCCGCACCAAGTTCTGTTAACGTTGGTTTATCGGCACTGGTGTAGACCTTGTACCATGCCCCGTTACTTGCTGTAGAGAAGTTACGGATGTTCAGTACTGGCGTACCAGTTTTGTTCATTACTAATTGAGTACCGTTAGAACCATCAAGGTTAGTGATACCCAACATATCAACACCTGTTGGTGCGTTGGCTGCTGCGATCTTAACGAATGAGTTACCATCACGGCCTTGATAGCTTGGGAACTCGTTACCGTTCGAACCAACGCCCCAATCACCACGATAAAGTTCAACTACAGATTCATCAAGAATACCTGCTGACACCTGGTTTTCTGGTGTGAATACGTATGAGCGGGTAACAACCTGATCCATATCTGACGTATCTGATACGCTGGATAAGTACCCGTTATAAAGCACATAGTTTACGGTTGTATCGTTTGAACCTTCATCAAGCATTTCTACTTTGACTTGTACTAACTGCTGAGAATCAACAGCAGAATCAAGTACGGCGTTTTCACCTGGAACGTAGTTAACTTGAATAGTCATATCACCATATGAACTATCACCCGCTACTTTAGAGGTGTAAGTACTATCATATGTTTCTACAGTTGAAACAGAAGTTGATTCACTAAAACTTGGAAACGCTGAAAGGTTTTCAACTTGAACAAAAGTACGGGCATTTGGATCAACGTTGGTTGTATCGGTATTAATCCATACTGTAGTTAGATTCCCTAAAAATGTTTGAGCCATAATTATTCCCCATAGCTAAAAGATAGTGTTTGCGTGTGAACATATGCGGTTTCCGTGGCTTCGGCTTGGGAAGTCATTAGACTATCTTCAATTCGGATATTGAATAATGGCATTGGAAGTTGCTGGTTTAGTTCATCAAAGAAACCAGATGTATAAAGTGCTTCAAGAATCTTTTCTATTTCATCCGAAGCACCTTTATATGATTGTCCAACAGCTACAAACTCAACTCGAAATTCACATAAATTTCTAATAGTTGATGGTACGATTTGATTGTTTACAATTTGATTTGCTTTGGCTATCTGTGTACGTTGTACTGAAGAATCACCAATATAAACCATTGTAGTATCATCTACTGTTGCTTTTGATGGATATAGTAGATTAACAATTACTGCTAATTTATTAATCAAATACTTTCTTATTGTATAGTCTGCCGTGAACATATTATATTTCCTCTTCTAAATCGATCTTGCGAATATAGTGATAGTTAGAGATACCGCTTGTATCATCCTCTATTCTATTTACTAGGTATTCGGTGTTATCAATTGTGAAGGTACTATTTAGTTTAATTCCTGACTTGGCACTAAAATATGTTACGGTAGTTTGACTATCATCGAAAAAAAGCTCGTCTTGTTCAAAAATTGCGGTAATCGTTATTGATACACCATCTTGAACAATGACGAGCTTTTCACCAAAAGCATTTAATAGATACTCTATTTGCGAGTTACTAAGAAATGCTCTCATTTGTCATACCTGTATTAAGCTAGGTTTAGTACTAGGAATGCTTCATCGTGTGCTAGAGCATGAGATTGGAAGCTGAAAGTACGTAGAACAATACCCATAGAGTTACGTTGAGTTGTATCATCGCGATCCATAGTTACTGAACCCCATTGAGCCATGATGATATTTGACCAATCGCCAAACACAATAGCACCAGCGGCAACTTGAGTAGATTCAATAATACGTACTGAATCAGCTAGAATACCGTCACCCATATAGCCTTGTAGCAAGTACTTAGCAGCGGTGTTAGAACCATCTAGAGTAGTACGCAATACAGCAGCGGTAGTAGGGTGTACAATCGCAACTACGTTTTCAACACGGACATTAGCAGCAGCTAGATTAGCTAGAGCACTAATAACATCGGTTTTGGTTAGAGCAGCAGTTAGGGTTACTTCTGGAGCCTTAGCAACAACATCAGCAAGAATTAGACGTTCTAGTTTTAGAGCAGCACCCTTAACCATCGCATCTTGAATATACTGTTCAGCAGTACTAGCAGATTTAATTAGAGTACGAGTTAGTTCAACAGAACCGGTAAAGATTTCTGGCTTTAGAGTGATCTTCTCAAAAGCGGCGTTATAAGATGGTGATGGAGCACCTTCAGTAACATAACCGAAGTTATCAGTGAAATCAGCAGATAGTTTAGGTAGAACTAGATTACCTTCACCTTCTAGATTTGCGAATACTTGTACAGGTAGAGTAGCAAATACTGACTGAGCACGTAGCACATCAATATAAGAATCTGCGTATACTTCTTTAACTAGAGCAGCACCGCCAACAGTAGTAGAAGTACGGACGAAATCACCCGCAGGGATTTCAGTTTTACCAGCAAAATTACCTTCACTTAGTGAACGAATTAGGCCATTTAATACGGATTTTTCCATTTTGATTTCCTTATCATGATTAGGATTTGTTTTTGTATTTAGTGTGCGTTTGAAGTCCTCAACTGAAATTCCATTTTCAATTGCTTCAGACACATCAATATTTAGAACTACGCCGATTGATTCCAATTCACGTTTACGTTCCACTTCTTCTGTAGAATCTTCTACTTCAGAATCATCAGTACTTTCTTGTACTTCTTCGCGTTGTTCTTCAACGTCGCTTTTATTTATCATTTGTTCAAGCAAGTCTGGACGATTAGCCATTAGTGCTAATAGTTCTTCATCGCTCATACGTACTTCTTCTTCAGATTCTTCTACTTCTTCTTGTTCAGTAATTTCTTCTTCAGATTCAACTTCAGTACTAACTACTTCTGATTCATCTTTGATTTCAGGTTCAGTACTTTCAATTTCGTTTTCATCTTCCATGATCATATCCTTCTGGTTGTCATCATTGTTATTTATCAATGAACGACCAACACCAGCCGATACATCAGCAGGTACAGTTACCAGTGATATTTCATATGGGGTGAAATGAGTTACATAGATAATGTTTCCTTCAATACTGTAATCATTAACTGTGTAACCAAAACTAATATGTGTTAATACACCTTCATTGATTTGTTCCCATTCTTTTTCCGAAGCATTGGAAATCTGTAATACAGCACGGCCTACCTTGTCTGAATCAATACGTGCTGCTAGTACTTTGCCAATCAAATGATCTCGGTCATGATTGAAAAGTACTGCCCCTGAATTGTTCAAACGTGAAAGGTCTACATTTTCTGGATTACATAGAAGTACTTCGTTATATAACTTTCCTTCTATTTCACGTGCTACGGGAGTTTCAGAACAAAAAGCAACTTCAACGGTACGATTATCAGAATTAATCGCCGCTGGTAGGGTTAGCTCCCTCGTCTGGTTTTTGATTTTCATCTAGAACTTCCTTGTTCATATTTTTCTCATTCTCTATTTCTTGAAGTACAACACGTGGATCACCGCCCATTTCACTAATTACCTGTGTACGGGATTTCAAACCAGCATCAATAGCAGCTACTTCACATTGAATATCCTTCAATGGATCAAGTGAAATAGGTTTAGTAGGGATATAACGAGCACATACAAGATCATCGAAATCAGAAAAACTTAATTTCAACTTACTATTATTTAGCATTTCATTCTTTAACCAAGCTGTATAAATTGGCTTGAGTACTTTATTTATGAGTACATTAGTTCGAGTACTGAAAGTTGTAGCTTGTAGGCGTTCGGCAAGTTTCGCAGCACTAAATGACGCATCAGCAGTACTTCCCATTAGAGATTGCTTAGTGACGTTTAAGCCCATCGAAATATTATCAAATAGTACATCTGTGAATTCTGCTATGCCGTCAACACCATTACGAGGATCAACCGATTTAACATCTTGATTAGCATTTAATTCAAAGATAGCACCAGGTTCTAAGTACTCGTTATAAATCGCTGTATCTTGTTCACCTTCATTTAGTGCCAATTCATTATTATTTCCATTATTAGTAATGAAAGTTGTAACGCTGGCTGAGATACGCTTCGCCAAAAGTGCCGCTTCCTGGAAGTTCTTTAGGTCTGCTAATACTTTAGTACTGGCAATTAGATCCGGTATGCCGCGTTCCTGTGTGGCATCATCCATAACAAAGTAATGTAGGATTTCACTTGCTGGTACAACTTCATAACTAGTAGCATCATATGTATATGTTACTGGATTATATTTAGCGAAATAGTAGTTTACAGGTTGACGATACTTGTTATATTCAATCCCATTACTGATATATCCATATGCCAGTACTGCGTTATTCAATTGAGTCAATCTAGCAGAATCAATAATTTCAATTTTGATTGAGCGGTTGAAGTTATGAATACGTACAAACGCTTCACCATCACGGCAACGATGTTTTTCTAGTACTTGTGCGAATAGATCAAAAGTCATTGATCCATCAATAGAGAATTTATTAGCATCATAAGCCCAACGATCAAATAGTTTTTCTAGTTGTTGGTTAATGGTATGTTTGGTTTCTTCATCAGTATCAATATCTACTGATGGTTTTACATAGATACCATTACTGCCTACAACACCATCTACAGAAAGCATCATGTACTTACGTGCGATTGGGTTTACTAGTGTTGCGTCACGTGATTGATTACGCCATTCTGATAAATGCCATTTAAGGATATTATTAATACTTACTGAGTTAGTACCGACACCAAAGCCGAAAGCATTCACACCATTACTAGTTGTACGAATCTGGTTTAAATCACGTTGTAATGTTTTACCAACATGTTCACGTACTTCATTAGTTTTCTGTACTGGTTTTGGTTGTTCTGGTTGTTTTTTCTTAAACCACATTAGCGAGTACCCCAACGATTTGGATAGTTAGGATCTCGGAATACAGTCATACTCTTAAATGGTTTACTTGAACCAGATGTAGGTTGACCATTCATTTTAGCCCATAGAGAATTAGCACGTTCAATATAACGAGCACGGATTGCTTCTAAGTTTGCTAATGACTCACTAACTAGAGTTTTATTATTAATTGTAATGCTGTAGTTAGCACCACCTTGTATTTTTGCTTCAATTACCGCTTCGATCTCTTCAATCATCTTACGAATACGTGCGTATTCTTCAGTATGTTTTGTTGGATTGATTATTTCACATTGGGAAGTACTAGCAATGCCATTAGTAATAGTTGTACAGAATAGCTTTTCTGAAGCAACGTTAGTTTCAAAGGTGATAGTAAATGAACCTTCACTATCACTATTACTGTTATCTAATGTAATTGAATTACCAGCACTGACATATGAAATAACGAAAAGTGTTTTAGCAGGAATTGTTACAAGATAATCATATGGGTTTGAAACCATATAAATCTTTTCTGGTAAAATTGCCATTGGATATCCTTATCATTTTACGTTTTTCCAAACCAGTTTGAACCAACACCAGTACGCCTAGAACGTCTGGTACTTTGGGTAGGTTGTGATTCTTCTGGTTTATTTATCTTTTGTGGTAATGATTTGGCTTTATGTTCACGTAGTTTTCTAAACGGTTGCGTACCTAATTGTGATTGGGAATATACGATTGCGATCATTCCATAGACCAGACAATCTAGAGCCTCGTTTCTCTTCTGCCCTTTCTTTAGTCGCCATACTAATTTACCACCAGCAGGTTTTAGTTCTTCAGAGGATAATTGTTCAAAGTAATCTGATGGTAGAGTACTGGAAAAGCGTAATTGAATTGGTGAGTTCTCTGCTTCAGTACTGAGCATCAAGTTTAAAAGTTTACGAATAGTATTCTTTTGTTCATGAACATTTAGGATCTGTAGTTTATATCCGGCTTGTGTACTCTGTTTGAATAGGTCACTTGTAGTACTGCTAGAACCCTTAATAGGATGATACTTAGCCCAACGTGCGGTAAACTTCTTAACTGTATCTGTAGCGTTACCGTTCGAACTATCCACGAATACAGCAAGTGTAGGTACTATGCGACCGTCAACACTTCGGAAATCTTGACGGCAAAACTGATCTAAATCCTTCCATGCCTGTGATTCGATTTTAGTACAATCATGTCCATAGAAAAATTCATGACCAAGTACATAAATGTTCTTTTCATCAAATCCTAAAATACTGGCCTCGCACCTATCCAATTGTTGATCGACGCTTATACAAATTCCGAGTGTTGATTCTGGTATTCTATGTAGATTAAATTCATCTTCACGTAATGATTCCAATCGAAGTATATCTAGTTCTTTTGCGTATTCATCTTCATAGGGTAATCCCAATTCATTATTATAAAATGTTTGAAGATTGAAATTATAAAGAGCATCGGCAAACTTACTAACCATTTCTGAAATAGTATTCAATGGGGAATACATACGCGAAATCTGATAGCCTACTACACCCGGATCACCATCAGTACTAGTAGCTATCCATCGACCGTTATCGATCATTTGGTGGCGTGTATGCTCGTCTATCTCTTCCTGACAATGAGGACAAATTAAACGGGTAGTTGTACTGTCTGGTATTGCTCTACCATTCTCAAGTTGTTTGAATTCAAATGCTACTTGTTCCCATTCAAAAGTATATTCATGACCGCAAGTGTGAGTAACAAACCAACGGCGTTTATCAGAGAGGTTATATTCACTGTTAATTAGATCATCTTTATATAATGGTGTACTTGAAATAACAACCAGAGCATCATCACCGAAAGTACTAGTACGTGCTTCTGCTAGTTTTATTGGTGAACCTTCTTCTGTAATAGAAACATTACTCACCTCATCCAATAGAACTACACGACATGTAATACCGCGTAGGTTTCCTGGTGTATTGAGGTTTAGCCAGTACACAAAAGTACCGTTTATCATTTGTGTTTGCTTCGCGTTGTTCGCGGCGTTCTTATCGTTCTTATCTGTAACTAATGGGCTTAGTACCTCACTGGTTTCAATAGCTGGTAGAAATTTACCATCCTTGAATTTCTTCACTTCAGATTCAGAAGAACTACCAAAAGCAAAATTACATGGATCATTTGCCATTAGGTTAAATGCTATTGATTGTAAAACAGTGGTTTTCAAAAGCTGACTACATGACTGTAGAATGATCTTTTTAGTACTTCTATGTTGTGCTATATCCATTGGTTCGCGTTGAAAGGAAAACGGAACCCAATCAAGCCCCATATTCGGCCCGTCAACAAACTTAACTACACCATTACTGATCCATTGGCTTGTTTTCTGTATCTTCGGTGGCTGTATCGTCGGCAGTACTTTCATTAGTACTTGCGTTAATTTCTTCTTGTTCGTTTCCATCTTCTAATATTTCTTCATCCGTGGGTAGTTCAAATTCCATGCTTCCTAGCTGGAATAAAGTACTATCAATATGTTGTTTTAATATATCTCGTAAATCCTTTGCGTCTGTCTGTGCGAATAACTCTAAGTATGTTTTACTTGGGATTGCCCTCATTGCGGTTTTAACTTGAAATAGATATTCAGTTAGTACTTGTTCAAGATATTCAGTACTAACTACCGTTCCATGTTTCACCTGTAATTCAAGTTCAGATAATGCCGCTTCTGCTTTTAGTTTACGTAGGCGTTCTTGATCTATTTGTTCGCGGGTATCGGTATTTCGTAATGGTAGAATTACATTCTGTACTATCCATGCTCGTGTATCAGCTTCTTCAGTACCTTCACCAATTGGCATACCCTGTGCTTTCCATTCCCGTACTGTTGATTCGTTGTACCCGTACTGTTTCGCAAGCTGATTCATGCTAATGTTCTTATTCATTTGTATAACGTTTCGCCTCTTTATTATTTTTTCACATATATTTAAAACAAGGTGCGTCGAAATCTACGCGGTGTTTTAAGGTTCAAAGAGAACCTATTTTGTTTATTTACCATTTTTGGTGATTGAAATATTTCAGTACTTCATGATAATCTTTTCGATCTACACACATACGAGGTTAGTTTTATGCTGGCTGCGATCTTAAAGTTCTTTGAGTTGTTCACAAAGTTGCCAAAGTCTGTTCAAGAGCAAATCATCAACGCTATTATTCTTACTTTGACATTGGGTTTTAAACGTTTTTTTAAAAAGAAAAAAGAAGAAGATTTACGGAAAGCTACTGAAGAAGCAGTAACACCACAACAATGGAATACCACGGCGGTTGCTGTGAGTAATCTCATGCCTTCTCTTTACTCTCAAAAGAAAAAAGAAGAATTTGCTAACTCAGTTGTTGATTTAATTAGAAGCAATTCATTCATCAAAGAACTTAGTTCTCGCATCGAAAAGATTAATGCTAATGATGAAGAAACTTATGTTGCTTTGTGCTCTATCGAAACTAAAAAGCTTATCATTGAAATGCTTGAAAAGAACACCAAGTAAATGATAACCATTGATTCCAGAATGACAATTTTATAGTTCTTTTTATGGCAAGGAATGAATATGAATCTACAAGCAAGTCTGTTTATAGCCGCAGCAATAGCTATAGCTGCCTATCAATGGGTTAAGCATAAAGGTACGAAAAAGAATTGGGAAAAAGGTAGTATTATTTTTGTAGGCTTATTACTTGCAATACCTGTATTTTTTGTTTCCTCTATTGCAATTTTTGGTATGTGGGGGCAGGAAGGTCAAGCAAAAGAAGATGCTCAACTGGCAGCACGTAAAGCGGATGAAGATAAAAACCCGATTGGCTACGCAAAAAATCACCATAATCCTGTTTATGAATGTCAGCGAGCTATCGAGAAATTAGCTAAGTATGATTTTAAATGGAAGGATTCGATTACCAACCCTGCTTTTGTAACTTACGCATGGGTTAGTAAAGATTCAAAAGTAATCGAAATGTATGGTGATCAGGCTCAAGCTCAGAATGGATTTGGAGCGTATAAGAATGTCCAGTATTCATGCAAATTTAATGGCGAAACTGGCGAAATATTATCTTATAATTTCAATTGATTGTTAATTGATTCCCTACCAAGTTTAAAATTGGTAGGGCTTCATTTAATGAGATCTAAAGCAAACTATTAACTTTATGGAAAGGAATTGACCTGTATAGATAACCTTGAACCGCTGTTACTCCAGCATCGTGTAATACTGGTAGCTCTTGGCGTTGCTCTACTCCCTCTACGATAACATAGGGGCAATACTTCATGATGTTCTTCATCAGTACGTTGAATGTAGGTTTCTGTACTTCCTCACGGTAGAACGCCCTATCGATCTTTACCGCCTCATAGCATCCAGTAGTTAACGCCGCAACGTTAGCCCGACCGGAACCAAGATCATCAAGGAACAAGCGATAGCCTACGTTTAACAGTGTTTTAAGTACTGGATGATTGATACCGAGTTCAAGCCCTTCAAATTCCTCTGAGATTTCTAACCTTACGAATTCCAGCTTATCCAATAAACTTGTTACATCAGTATCAAACACACATAGCCGTGCCTGTACGGTATCAACATTAACGGTACAGAAAAGCCGGTGATCCCTGAACCATGACGCACGTAATTCTATGGCCTGAAGTTGTCGTGTGAGTAGTTCCCTCTTCCTTTCAATATCCATAGCCATGATGAAGTACTTGCTGTTGAGTACAGGCAAGTCCTGGCGATGGAAACGGGTTAACAGTTCACAACCTACCAGTTGGCCTGAAGTTGTCATGATCGGCTCTGCTATAAAGCTAGTTATTATCATCAAATTGATCTCTTTAATCGATCGATATTACATTATTGATCGTTATAATCTATTAGTATAGAAATTATTCGCCTAAAGAAAATCATTTAACTTATTGAATATGATTGTTTTTATTGGATTTTTAGCGTTTCGTCTTGTGCTTCAGCATTACACTGTATAAATTTACAGTAGTAAATGATTGGTGGAGGGCTAAGAAATGGGCAATAAGAACGGTTACGATCCATCCATACGTAGAGGTGTTCATCAGTTCTCACACGCTGGGGTTTGGTTCACGGTCTGTTATCGGGGAAGTGTTCTTGAGCAATTCAAGTTTGGTGATCGGGTGATATTTGAAGGTTCTGTAGGAGGGTTGTTCTGGCTGGGAACGGTTGAAAGGGATTGTTTTGTACTGATTAGCGAAACGTCATTTAAAGAGGTTTTGGACGCTGTGAGTTACCTACATGCTGAACGCCGTGTGGTTGAACAACATGCTGATGATTGGTTCTGTGGGCAAGAAGAATTACCGTTCTAGATTCACGCCACACCTACCCACAACAAACCAAACCCCTTTGTAGATGTGACGTGATTGCGAAGTGTACTTGATTATGTTTCAGATGGTAAAGTATTAGATACATAATGCTACTGAGTCCCACATCATGGAACTAAAAAAACTTAACACTTCATTATTATTACTAGTTAACATATTAGTCTTTATAGCAATCTTATGTTTAATAAAAATATTATTTAACGGTGTCAAAAAATTTGAATGGGGAAATGTAGCAGATTGGGTAAATGCCATATGTAATAT